TTTCACTGCCCTTGATGGTGGCGTCCCCAACGACCCAAACGACAACGCCGCCATCTATTGTCACACGGTGCAGGCTGGCAATAACATCCCGCCAAACGTGGTCGCCCCATTGATCGTTGTTGCCGTTATAGGTGCGAAGGTTGTCATAAGGCGGGCTGGTCACTGTCAGATCAACCGACCCGTCAGGGATTTCCTTCATGCGCTCCAAACAGTCGCCTTGCATAAGATTAATCATCGCTGACGTCCTCATAATCCGCGTCAATCGTGGCGGCCTCACGCTGCCGATCCTCATCCTCAAGCGCCGCCATCTGGCTATTCACCTTCCGCAAGGCGTCGAGGTGCATGTCGCCGATGCTGATCGTCACGTTATTCTGTGGCCGAGTGCCATACTTGGCTTGGTTCATGCTGCCAGCCATGAACTTGCGGAAGTTCACCTTCTCTCGTGTGGCCGCAATCTCATTCGTGGTGCTGAGGGCGCTGAGGCTATCGACCATCTCCAAGCCCTGCTCCACGAGAGCGTCGGCAGCCTCCTCACGAGCACTCTCCAAGGCTTTCTTGTATTCGGGGACGCTGTTCAAGGATCGGCTGATGTAGCTGCGGGAGCAGCCGTACTGCCGTGCCAGCTCGGCCACGGTGATGCCACTGGCGATCTGGTCATACAGCCAGTCAACGCCGCCGTTGTCGGCGACTTCTGTGAGGATTCTCTTCTTGAGCGCTTTGCCAGCCATGTCGGGCTCCTGTGAATTTTCAAAAATTTTATGGCAGGATGCGTAATAAAACAAGGGGGTACGGGGGGGGTCTCCGTGTATGTGCTTTTCTATATACACACGCCCGCCGCCGCAGCCACCCACGGGGGGGGTCTCGGCCGATCCGCCAGCCTGCCACGACGCCACAATGTCGCGGAGATGCGGCGTAATTCGTATAACGTGTATTATGTAAACTAACGCATTCAATGATTTCAATGACTTAGCAACACCATAAGTCCAGTTGGCGTTATTCTGCCGTGAGTTCGCTGGTTTTTATAAGTCCAGACGCTCTAGTTGCGAATGGTTCTCAATTGCAACAAGACGCCGATGATGCCACGCGCGCACGCGCCTCTGCTGCGCCGTGTCTGCGTGGCAGCGCTAAGAGCCTCACAGGCCCCTCAAATAGCGCCGTACAGGCCGATCTCAGTGCATTACCTCACCAACCCCCATCAGCTCATCAACAAGCGCGCTCATCAGCTCCCCAATCGCCACGAACATTTCGTCTGGCGTTGGATCGACATCAGCATCGAGCAGCGCATCAGTGATAACGATCAGCACCTCGCTGACGACATTCATGTCCACGGCATCCATATCTATTTCAATATCCATTCTCACATCCCCATAAAAGAAAACCCCCACGCCGAAGCGCAGGGGCAAGTTAGTGGCCGAGTAGACGGGAGGAGCAGTGAAAGGCCACGCTTCATGCTTATCACCCGCTGAGCTCTGCGCCAAGTGCTAAATACCCGCACCCATCCACGAAGCTATCCCTGTGATGACCATTGCGCAAACGCGCAATCTTCAACAGCGCCATCATGTTCGTGACATCAGCAGGATTGATATCACGGCCCAGATACGCCGCCCACATATCAGCAATGCACTGAAAGTTCTCCGCAGGCGTACCATAGTCGCTTTGACGCTGACCATTAATCAGGCTCGACGCATCCTCAAGCACAGACGTTCTCTCGTTCAAAACGGTATCTCCTCATCTAACGATCCCTTGCCCTTCATACCCACAACCTCGGCATCTGGGAAGAGCGACTTCACCTCTTCCGTCATCTTCCCCACCCCATGCTCCGCATAAAACTGGAGAGCGACGGCAACCTCTCTGAGCGTCCACAGCTTCAGATCAGGCATCTCCTTCTGCAACGCCTGCCATGACCGCCCCTCCTTCATAATCCCAATCGTCTGCCCATTCAGCTCAACCTGCCACACATCCATCGACGCCCTCTCAGCCCCAGCCTCAGTCGCCTGAGCGTCCATCGCCTGCAATCCCCTGATACACACGCCAACACGAGCGGCCACGACATCAGGCTTCCCCTCATCCATCGCCTCATGCAACTTACTCACAGCCGACCCATACTTCGCCGCCATCTCAGGCGTGACCAGCTCAGGCAGCACATCAATCCCCCACTTCCAATTCATCTCCTCCGCCAGCCGATCAAGAGGAGCCAATGCTAGGTCACACATCACCGCCTCCCGATCATGCGTTCCGTGAAGCAACCGATCAGACTTCTTCTGCCTGACTGGCCGCCTCGGAGCCGTCTTTCCACGACCACCCGACTTCCGATTATTCACACCACCAATCTGCATCTCAATCTCCTCCGTTTTGTCTCTCAAATTCTGGGGCTGTATGAATGTATGAAAGTCTTATAGACATTTCATACATTTCATACACCTTTGCCCGTCCGTATGAAAAGTGTATGAAACCGTATGAAAGTGTATGAAACAGCACACCTAAACCATTGATTTCGTTACATTCGCACTTTTCATACACTTTCATACACCATGGTCATTTTGAGCACCTGAAAACGCTGGGTGTATGAAAAGTTTTTCATACAGTAGAAGTGTGCGTTTTCAGGCACTTAGCTGTTTTCGTCAAATTCGGCCTTCCTTGGCGCTGATCCAGCAATAGCCCTCGTTTTGGGTCATGTAGCCGCTCTCTAGGAGCGCCTCGTAAGCCTGCTTGAAGGCCGCTCTTGGGTTGATTGCCTCCAGCTTTCCTCTGGCGAATTTTGAGAAGTCTTCGGCATCTATGACCCAGTACTTTCCGCTCTCTGGCCAGCCTGTGCCGCCCTTGTTCGGCCATCCGATTTCGTCTTGACGCATCTGCTGGAATGCTCTGACGAGCGCCTGCTGATTGCGGCCCTTTGGCTTCTTCTTACGGCTGTCTTGGACGTCTTCCTGCGCTGCTGTGTGGATCGTACACGTCGTGACTGCATCGCCGTCCAGGTCTTGCCCCAGCTCGTGAACTTTGAGGATGAACGGGATCGGCGGCCTTGGCTCGATGTCTCTCTGCTTTGTGGCCGTGGCTGTCCTGAGACCATCATCGTTGTCCAGCTCGATCTCTGTGTCTGTCGCGGCTCTGAGGCTGCTGTGGCCCCGCGCGCCTTGGGCTGTGTCCTTGCCGCTGTGGTGAACGATAAGAGCGTGAGCCTTGGCATAGTTTCTGAGGGCGTCCACGTTGCCGATAAATGCCGTCATGTCCTCTGGGCCGTTCTCATTGCCGCCAGCCATTGCCCTTGAAAGCGTGTCAATGACAATCATTACGATTGGGCCGTGAGACGCCGTGATCTCGTCGCATAAGTCCGCGATCTCTTTTAGGTCTGCGTCTGGCCTGAGCAGATCAACGGGAGCGGCCCTGATGGCGAGAGGCACGTCTGTGAGGTTGTGCTGCTGCATCAGGGCGTAAACTCTGTTCTGGAAGGCGTTGCCGCCCTCTGTGGCGAGGTACAGGACCGCACCCTGCTTGACCTTATTGCCCTGCCAGTCGATGCCTGCCGCAATGTGGAACGCCATGTCGAGCGTGAAGAACGACTTGCCGACGTTTGACGGGCCGTAGACAACCGACATCTGCTCAGAGCCGAGCCAGCCCTTGACGAGATAGCTCGACGACAGCACTGGCTTCGCCTCGCCAGCCCAGAAGATTGGTGCTCGCGCCTTCGTTTGCGTTGGAGCTGGAGCTGTCTGTGTCGGCTCTGTGGCGATTGTGAACTGCTGCTCTGGTGCTGGTGCTGGCTTTGAGAGTATCTCCTGCGGCGATAGCTGCGGCTCAGGCGTCCAGCCCTTGGCTCTGGCTCCGTCGATGGCCTGCTGCACTTCTCTGCGCGTGTCCTCCGCTGTGTATGGCGGCTGCGTGAAGTTGTCAGTGATGGCGTGGATTTCCTCGTCCGCCAAGCCCTTTGAGACGTATGAGCCGACGAGGCGCACGACATTGTGATGCCAATCCTCGCCCTGCATGATTGACTGCTGCGCCAGCGCCCGATCCATAGCCTGCTTGCCCAGATCAATGCTAAAGGGGCTGTCACTTCCCGAAGCTGACGCCCCCTTAACAGGCGGGAAGGCACGCATCATGCGCTCAAACGGCACAGGGTCTCTGTCCGTACTGAATTCCGTACGCATTGTGACCAGCTCTGGCGTGTAGCCCTTGGCTACCTTCTTCGCGCTCGGCCACGAGACCGTGCCAGCCACACGCATGATGCGGCTTGGGTTGATGACAACCTCGTCTGTCTTGAGGCTGCTTGCGATTGACTGCTGTGTCTCACGCCACGCCTGAAGGTTTACGACAGGCTCCTCTAGCCGCCAGTAGCAGTGACCGCGAACGAATGGCACTGTGCCTGTCTTGACTGACATCGTGAACTGCGGCCCTGCGAAGCTCAAGATATTCTTCATGGCTCCGTCGGTGTCGGCATCCGCAAAGCAGTAGAGAGCCGCGAGGATGTCTTTGTCGTGCGCTCCGAAGCCAGCCTTGATCTCCGCATCGCCGTCCACTGGGTTGATGCACATGTAGACGTTGCGCTTGGCATCATTCATGGCTCTGACGTGGTCTGCCGCCAAGTCCAGCATATCCAAGCCGAACCGCGCTATATTGGCCCCGCCGTGCTCCGACAGAGCCCTGATCTCGACCACAGGCTTGCCGTCAAGCTCTGCCCAGCCATCGGTGATCTGCCCGATGAACTCCGAGATTGTGTCCTGTTTTGCTTTTAGCTCAGCCATCATTTCATCCCCTCCACCATCTTTATTCTTTCACCGATCCAGCGCATCACTGGGACAGCCATTGAGTTACCCATTGCCTTATAGCGTGGGCCGTCCGGGCACTCCTCTGCCACTTTATTGCGCCAAGGTATTTTCGTGAAGTTGTCGGGGAAACCTTGCAAGCGCTCACACTCGGTTGGCGTTAGGTGTCTAACCCCGCCACAGCTCTCAATGACATATCCTTCTTCTTCTCTGAGACTTCCCGGCCCTCTTCGCGTGATGCAAGGAAATACCCCGCCAGATACCTGCCCCGCTTCTCGGCTCGGCGCAGGATGCCCTGACATGCTTTCGCGCTCAAATAGAACCGCTGCGGCACGTCGCCAGTCTCCAAGGTATCCGACAACGAACACACGGCGGCGTCGCTGGGCCACTCCGAAGTATTGAGCGTCCAGCACTCGGTAGGCGAACCCATACCCGATTTGCCCCAGCGCTGCGAGGAAGGTTCCAAAATCCCGTCCTCTGTTGGATGACAATACGCCGGGGACGTTCTCCCAAACCAGCCATCTGGGCTGATAGCGTTCAGCAATGGCAAGATAGGTGAGCATGAGGTTGCCTCGTGGGTCATCAAGTCCTTTGCGAAGTCCTGCAACGCTGAACGATTGGCATGGTGTTCCTCCAACGAGAAGGTCGATTGGGTCATTAGGCCACTCCTTAAATTGTGTCATGTCGCCAAGGTTTGGGACGTTTGGGTAATGATGCTCCAGCACTGCACTAGGGAATTTCTCAATCTCGCTGAACCATTGCGGCTCCCAGCCAAGAGGATGCCAAGCTGTCGTTGCGGCCTCAACACCGCTGCAAACTGATCCGTACTTCATTTCACCACCTGCTGAATATATTCCTCAACGTCAACTTGGTGGTCATCCGTCTCAAGGTCTGCAATATACTTATCCAAGTCGGACTTGCGCCAGCGCGTTGCGCCTCCGATCCTGACTGGCTGCGGGAAGTCCGCAAGCCGATCAGCCCAGCGCCACACGGTATTGCGTGACACCGACATCATCTCGGCGACTTCTACGTCAGAGAGTAGCATTTGTTTCTCCTAATTGGTTTGGGGCAGCATAGGGCCACATGAGGCTGCATGTCAATGGGCCTAAGTGCAAAAAGCCCCACCATTTCTGGCAGGGCTTCCGTAGCGAACTTGATTAAAATCCGCTTCAGAACTCAGCGTCAGTAATGACTGCCGCCGCTGGTGCGGCTGCTGGCGCTGCCACAGGCGCTGGTGTTGGCTCTGTCGCAATGCCAGCCGCAACTCCATCCTTCAGGCAGTCAGGGCGGTCAACCCACTTGACGATCTCAAGGATCGGCACGACGGTTGAGCCTTTTGTGAACTGCACGAATTTGGCCTCTTGCAGGCGAACCATTGGCAAGCTCTTGGCATCTGGACGCTGACCCAGCAGGGGCGCGAGTGCCTCCAGAGACTGCCACGCAGACGCGCCTGCTTGCTCCCATGTGGCGACAGAGCCACCGCCTGTGGCGCACGGCACGCTGAAGCCCTTCTTCCAGTCATCGCCCGGCTTACCCATCATCTGCGAGACACTCTCGTTCCACTTCCATGACGGAGCCACGCCCACAGCACCCTCGCTGTGCTGCCAGCCTGTCTTGAGTGCGTCGATGTCCATGACGAAGCCAGTGCTGGCATCATATGGGGTTTTATTGCCGCCATCGCGGATGTAGAAGCTGCGCGCTGGGACAGTGCCGTCGCGTGTGCCGATTGCTGACCATGCGAGGAATGGGCCTGCTGCGCCTGTGGAGCCTAGATCAAGATTAAACATTTTTGTCGCCTTTCATTGCTGACAGTTTGTCGTGTTGCGTATGGTCAGAAGCCATACATTTCTTCGCGGAGTGCCTCGGAGCCTGACCAGTAGAACGTATTTGGGTTCACTGGCACGATGGCCCTTGCGGTCTCCGCATCGCACGCTGAGAGGAATTTCTCAAGCCGCGCAATCTTTTGTTTAGCGTTAGCCAAAATTTCGTTGACGTCGCCATCTTCCAGTATCAGCGACTTGGCCTTGCTGACGTAGAGGAACTTGACGCCGTAGTTGCCCATCGCCTTCTGATAGATGGCGCGCTGCAACTGGTGCTCTGCCGACATCACCTGCGTGATGCGGTTTGTGGTCTTGAGGTCGATGACCATGCCGCTCTCTGGGAAGACCAGATCAAGGTAGCCGATCACAGGGACTTCCCAGCCTTCGCCTTTTGCTGTGATGCTGATCTTGTGCTGGCTGCCGTCTTCTGGAAACTCTGGCTTGCCATAGTCCTTCAGCGCCTCGACAGCGTTGGCGACCATAGGGGCGATCACATCGCGCTCCTTGGTGGTCTTCTCGTCTCCGATGATGAAGCGCTTGTCAAACTTGTCCAAGGCGCTCTGTGTGGCCTCCTCGACGCTCTGTGAGCCTGTCAGGGCCGCCACAACTGCATCCTCAGAGCATATGCCCCGCCAAGCCGCTGGCCCCATCGGCGTGCGCTTCTTAAAGAGGTATGACATGACCCACACGTCGGGCGCGTTTGACCAGAGGTTGATGCTGCTGGCAGAGAGGTGATCAATGCCGTGTTTTTCAAATCCGTTCACTCTACCAACTCCACATTTTCTTCATCGATCACTTCGTGGACCATACTGATGATCTCGCCTAGTTCTTCAGCCGTTCCGAAGCCTTTGCAATATGCCTTCATAACGTGAGGCCAAAAGTTTACTTCAAAGCCGTTTATCTCAGCCTGAACGTGCCACGGCGCTTTATCGTGATTAGGGAAATAAAGATCATCCCTGATGTCTGTCGCGTTGATGATCGTTTCAAAATCTTGGAGATTGTTGTCGTGCTCAAAGCACCGATTATAGGCATCTCTGTAATTATATCGCATTATGTCACTCCTCCTCAGCTGATGCCTTCATCGCGTTCTCGCAAATACCGCGTATGCTTCTCAATCGCCTCGGCTATTGAGAACAGTCCCTGCGCTATCCCAATAAATGCATTCCCTCTTCCCCCGTCCGTCTCCGCAATAGATCGGATAGCATCGGCAATATTATCCCCTCGACATGTTAGGGCGGTCTCAAGCTCATTAAACTGTACTTGGTCTAGCTTCATCTCAACTTCAGTCATCACATTACTTCCTTTCCATATAGCGCAATCAGCGTGGCCTCTGCTCGGCCATCATCTTTCACGCGGTTGAATTTGTCTGCGTATTTTGGAAAACGCTGCATCGCCAGCCCACGGCTCACGCCCTTGTCCCTAGTGAGGCCAAAGTGCTTCTTCCACTTCTGAGGTGTCACGAGATACATGGGTGTCTCATTGGCCGCCAGCGCCATCTGCAGCGCGCCGAACTGCTCACCAAAGCGGAACATAGAAGACACGCCCTGACCACGCATGGCCCCGACTTGCTCCATGAATGCAACGCGCGCCCCGTCGCCTTCTGGCTGCAATATCTCCAGAATGCCGTGCATGTTGAGGACAGTCTTACCCTTGGCGCTCGGCATTGTCGGCATGTCGTAAACCTCAATGTCGTTTGTCTTGGGCCAGTAGAGCGTGATTGCGCCAGTGTAGCCTGGGTCGATGCCATATATAAGCATCAGTCAACCCTCGGCTGCTTTGCCCGGATGCCGATAGAGGCAGCGGCATTTAGGGCGCAGTGGCGCAAGTATGTTGCCAGGGCCATCCCCTCCATCTCTGCGGCGTATGTCAAAACCGCGTGCTGTTCTTCGGTCAATACGACCCGACTTTCTTTTCGCATGTGCATTTCTCCTGTGCTCATGATGGGTATCATATGGGATAAAAAATGCAATGCAAGTGCAATAAATGTGTTGACGGTGATTTTTTGCTGTGTATTCTGATCCCACGAAAACAAACCAACCAAGGAGAACAACCATGCAAGAAACAATCCTCATCACAAATCATCATCCAGATGGATTCGGGTTTGCTCTCAACGAGGCAGGCGAGCAGGTATTCATCCCGCCATATGCCATCGACGGGGCAGAGCTTCAGCGCGGCAAGCATTATCAGGCTGTGCTGATCGAGAACCACAAAGAGCACCAGCGCGAGCGCACGCCGTGGATGGCTGTCAGCGTCTTGGTGACTGAGCACGTCTTGAAGCCAGCACCAGCACCAGCGCCTGAGCCAGCGGAAGGCCCATACGAGACGCCGCTGACTGCGCAGGAGATTGACGAGGCCGTTCACGAGCTGATCCGCGAGAGCGGACTCGTCACCACGGGTGAGCTTGCAGGCCATCTAGATGTGACCACGACAACGGCAGGCAACTCGGCCATGCGCCTCTTCAACGCTGGCAAGATCAGCAAGGCGGATGTGTATGCCAAGGTCGGCCAGTCGCGCCCATCCTTCATTCTGTGGGCGTCAAGAGCCTCAGACTTCTTGGAGGAAATCGTATGACCCACACACAGAAAATAATCCAAGACATCAAGCACCACGGGATCATCACGGCAGCGGCCATTCACAGGCTAGACATCGACACGCTGCTCTGGCTGGAGAAGAAGGAGGCGGGCAAATGATCACCGCAGCAGCATGTCTCGCAATGGCAATCTATCACGAGGGCCGCTCAGAGCCAGTAGACGCTCAGATGGCCATCGCGGAGGTCGTCATCAACCGAGCAGCGCACCCTGACTTCCCCAGCACGGTCTGCGGCGTGGTCAAGGAACACCGCTCTCCAGTGTC